TGAGTGCAGGACCAGTAACCGTCGATTCGGGAGCCACTGTCACTATTCCTAGCGGATCAACTTGGGTTATAGTATGAGTACAATCAATGTAAACACTCTTTCGCCAGAGTCCGGCAATCAAACCGTTATTGAGTCTTATGGTGAAGAAGTAAACGTTATAGGTGCTACAGGCGGCGGCACACAAGACATTAACCTCGCTAGTGGAAATGTAGTTACCGCAACGGTAGACACAAGCGCAAACACCTTTACGTTTTCTAACCCACCTACCTCTGGTAAGTGTGGTTCGTTTACCTTGATCTTGACTAACGGTGGATCGCAGACTGTGAACTGGCCTGCCGCCGTAGATTGGGCCGGAGGGACTGCCCCAACTCTTACGACTTCGGGTATTGATGTGCTTACGTTTACTACGGTAGACGCAGGAACCATTTGGTATGGGTTTCTGGCTGGCGCGGATATGAAGTAGATGCCACTAGGCGCAAACAAAGTAGCACTGTACGGAGCAAGTGCGGACACAGGAACAGCCGTGTTGTTGTCCACTGCGACAGCAAGCAATGACGCATCCATAGAGTTCACGTTGCCGACTGCGTATAAGCAAGTGAAGTTTGGGTTTTACAATATCACGCCAATATCACGCCCGCAACTGACCACACTTCGTTACAGTTCCAAGTAAATGCATCAGGTCAAACTGGATATAACGAAACAATCACAAGCACGTTTTTTCAAGCCTACCATGCCGAAGATGATTCAGCGACATCATTGGCATATGGGACTACTCACGATCAGGCTCAAGGCACAGGGTATCAGACCATTGCCGATACGATTGGGAACGCTTCTGATGAATGCACGGTTGGCGAACTATCTTTGTTTAACCCGGCATCGACAACGTATGTGAAACATTTTTATGGTCGAACCAATCAATACGACTCTGCTCCTTACACAGTGGATTCCTATCCAGCCGGATACATAAACCTAACTAGCGCCCTTTCAGAAATTTCCTTCAAGATGTCATCAGGCAATATTTCTAGCGGCACGATCAAGATGTGGGGTATCAAATGAGCGACTGGAAACTACTCAACACCTCCACAGCATCAGGCGCAAGCAGTGTCTCGTTTACTGATCTGACTGGCTACAAGATTTTCAAGTTTGTTTTTGTTGATGTGAATCCATCGAATATTGACCACTTTGTTTTTCAAGCAAGCACTGATAGCGGCTCGACTTATGGTGTGACGCTAACATCAACTTTCTTTAATGCAGAGCATGGTGAGGGTGGCAGTCCTGCGGTTGTTGAGTACGAAACAGGAAGCGATCTGGCTCAAAGCACTTCCTTTCAGCGCCTGTTTAAAGCCATCCAAAATGATGCTGATTCTTCTGGCTGTGGTGAATTACACATTTTTAATCCCGCATCGACAACGTATGTGAAGCATTGGTATGCAAGGTGTCAGATTATGCAAAATGCAGATGACTCTGCTGACCAATTCTCTGGGGGTTATTTCAATACAACATCGGCAGTAGACGCGCTTCAATTCAAGATGGGTTCTGGAACATTCTCCGGCACGATAAAACAATACGGTCTGGTAGCATCATGAGCGGAAAACTAACACTCATCTCATCAGCCACGGCATCCGGTTCGTCAAGCGTGGAGTTCACCAGTGGGATTGATTCAACGTATGACGAGTATGTTTTTTATTTCGTGGATATAAATCCGGCTACGGATGATCGGCATTTTTCTTTCCAAGCCAGTACGGACTCCGGCAGTACCTATGCTACGACACTAACCACGACATATTTTTGGGCTTACCACAAAGAGGACGACAGTGCTACAAGTCTTGGATACAACACCTCCCGCGACCTAGCGCAATCGACGGATTTCCAAAACCTTTGTCATTCTGTCGGCAGTGGGTCTGATGAATCTTGTGTCGGTGGGCTTCATCTCTTTTCCCCAAGTTCCACTTCTAAAGTGAAACATTTTTACTCCCGATCTATTGCATGTGACGCAAATAATCAGGCTGATGATGTTTATGTCGCCGGATATTTCAATACGACCAGTGCGTTAGACGCGATCAAATTTATGTTCACTGGTGGAAGCACAAACTTTGACGGCAACATATATCTTTTCGGAGTAAGTTAAATGCACAAAATAGTAAACGGTCAGCGCGTAGAACTTACCGCTGAAGAAATATCACAACGCGAAGCCGAAGAAGCGGAATGGAACGCGGGTGCGTTTGATCGTGCAATGGCTGACCTTCGATCCCGCCGGAACCAACTGCTTGCATCAAGCGACTGGACTCAAGTAGCGGATGTCGCGCTCACGGTAGAACAGGACACCGCATGGCGAGATTACCGGAAAGCCTTGCGTGATCTTCCGGCAGGACTGAGAACCGCTGACGATGTGAGAGCGGTGGAATTCCCGACTGCTCCATGAAACGCCTTGCCCTAATCCTCGCGCTGATCGCTTCTCCCGCATTAGCGCAATCTCCACCGGCAGGGATCAAGCCAGTCACGGTACGGATGCAGTTGTTTTGCGCGGACTCGTTTAAATTTGTGATGAACGTCCTCGCTGTAGATTTCGGCGAAATTCCAGTCGCGGGAGGCTACCTCAAAGAGGGCGCGGAATCGTCAACGACTTGGACGTTCTTTCGGAACGCCAGTAACACCAGTTCGACCATCGTCATCACCAAGACAACTAAGAGGGGCGAACAGGCTTGCCTGACTTGGAGCGGTTCAAGTGAAAGCGGATATGCGTTCTCGGTAAACCAAGACCCGCAGTTCCCGCCAGAACCAAAAGAAGGTACGGAAATGTGATGGAGAGCACTGTGATGATCGACATACTGCTCGGCGCATTGATGCTTATCATGGGCTTCGTGCTGAAGCGCATCTTCCAACTATTCGACAAGTTAATGGAAGAAGATAAATTGCTCCATTCACGCATCACGGACGTATCCACGGACGCGGTATCACGCGCCGAATTACAAGGGGCGATAGATCGGGTGCTGTTGAGAATCGACAAGATGGAAGAGAGGTTGATGAGTAAATGAATAAAACATGGAGTAAAAAAATGTGGGAAAAATGGAACTCGCTAACAAGTCAGCAAAAGGTTTGGATAATTGGTGGCATCGCAGTCTTGGTATTTGTCTCGGCTGTTTGGGGTTAATCGGTTGCGGAACGATAAAGAAAGCGGGGATAGTAGCGACAGCGGCAGGAACAGGTGCGGTTGCGGGGAGTGTGTTCAGTGGGGGTGCGATTGCGCCGATAGCGGGAGCCATGACAAGTGCCTTTGTGGCAGATGTCGTGACGGAAGTGACGGATACGTCAAGCACTTCCACGGGAGTTGAGATGACCTGCGCTCCCGATAATTTCTGGACGTTACTTGGCAGTCTGGTTGAGATAGGAGGATGGGCGTTAATCCTTATCTTCGTTGCCCCGATGATTCTTGGTTGGATTCTTCCCGGCCCGTTGGAGCGTAAAAAGAAGTGAGAGCATTTCTTCTTTCACTGATTCTTTCCTTCTCAATATCTACCGCGTTCGCTGACCTGCTCGGCAGTAGGGCTTCTTTCCTAATTCCACAGGGAATGTCTTTGTCCTACCTGTCAACTAACGTTGACGATGGGTGGCGACTGAGAATGGAGAACTCGCTTCTTGCTAACGGCGATACACATATATATGTATATAGCCAGAATGAGGCGGACGATGTGGGTAACGTATCACCACAGCCTGATTGGGAAAGGCGTTTAAACCATCTTAATAATAGAGGGCTGAAGCCCGTCTTTTGGTTGATGGCTGATGACTCACCTACCCTTGCCGCCAAACCCCTGTCCTATCACAAGGCGCACAACGCTGAGATCGTAAGACGCTTTGACGATAAGGTGGATCACTACGTTGTCTGTCTTGAGTGTGATGAATACTGGTCAGCCGCTCAAGTTCAGTCAATGGTCGCAGACCTAAAGACTAGGACAGATAAACCTGTAGCCGTTCACCTAACTCCCGGCGTGAAGCCAGAGTATTTCAAGAACGCGGACGTTGTGTATCTGCAAACAGGCTTTGACCTTAACGAAGCACAGTTCAGAGCAAGAGTGCAGGAGGCTTTGGCATTAGGCAAGCCTGTCGTGGTTTCAGAATACTCTATGGATTCCCTGTCAGCCCTTGCCAGACGCTACGGTGATATCGCTTGCGCGATGGGAGCCATTGGTACAGGCAACGGACGCAACGTCCATGCTTGCGGTCAAGCCCCACCGAAGAAAGAAAAATGGTACGACAAGTATCAAGATGAGATGGTGGTCGCAGGTGTGGCAATGGCTACCCTGTACGCTGTCAACAGGTTTAACGTTCCAATGGAACTGCAAGCCACTGAGGACTCATATTCATTAGGGTTTAAACACGCTATGGAAGATCACGAACTTGGCGTTAGGTACAGAAATGACGGTTCCGTGATGGCTACATATTCCCTCAGATTTTAGGCGATGCCGCCACGCCTTGCTTTGGCGGTTGGTGTAAATAAGGAGTAAAGATGTTCATTGGTCAACAGATGCGGGCGATGGATCGCCTGTTTGAAAACATGATGCGCGAGTTTGATGCGCCGACACCGTTAAAGGCGGTGGACAAGATGTTCCCTAAAGAGGGAGCGTCAGTCAAGATGTACAAGATGACGCCCACCGAGTACGAGTACAAGAAGTGCGGTGAGTGCGGAACCCTTCACCTTGTAGAAAAGGAAGAGAATGAATCCGATTCTGATAAAATGGCTTGACACCGTTGACTCATCCGATTGGAGTGAGGCCGACGATGTGGATGTAAAGGTCATTGAGCAGATCGGTTGGGTGGTGTACCAAGATAAGGCTCAGATAAAGATAGCGGACACCAAAGCGGATGACTCATACTACGGTATTACAGCCATTCCGCGTGGGTGCGTTATAGAACTGAGCGGAGAATACGTTTTAGAATCAACAGATTAGATTCTTGAAGCGCGACTCTTAATCAGCGGGTCGTAGGTTCGATCCCTACACGGCCCACCAAATCAAGGACTTACGAGAGTGAGTCCTTTTTTTTGTCTATAATTCTTGCGGAATAATAGAAGATATAGAACAATCTCCGCATGGCTAGACCACGCAAAAACGATCTCCCTGTCAGGATGCAGGAGAAGGCAGGAACGTACTACTACACCCCAAAGGTGGACGGCAAAACCAAGTGGGTGAATCTTGGCAAAGACCGCAAGATTGCGATGCAGAAGTGGGCGCGACTTGAGGGTGGCGGACACACAATCGCAGAGGCTTTGGCGGAATATGTGAAAAGCAACGCCTTTCTTGAACTTGCCGCTTCTACTCAGAATGACTACGAACGGCACATGGAGATGTGGATTGAGAAGTTCGGGTGGTACGCGATGGATGATGTCACGACAGCCATGCTGTGTGAGCATGTATGGGAGCGCGGCTATCAGGGGAACAGGGAACTAGCCCCCCTATCTGGTGCGTACAGGGTAGGGCTAATCAAACGGTGGTGCGCCTCAAATCCCTGTAAAGGCGTGATCCGCGCAAAGGAACCCAAGAGGGTTAGGGCTGTGCTAGTGGACGATGTGAAGGCAATGAGGGCCGCTTCACCGCAATGGCTGAAGGTGGTTATTGATGTGGCTGTGACCACCGCTCTGCGTCAGGGTGACATCATATCTCTTGATGAATCCTGTGTGAAGGATCAGGGATTGTTAGTGTACGTCAGCAAGACAGGCAGACCCATCCTGTTCCAGTGGACACCCTTCCTCAAGTCTCTGACCTACCCATTGACCAACTCAAGAGGGGAGCGTTTAAACGAGTACGCTATCAGGTCTGCTTGGCGGCGGGCAAAAGTAAAGGCGAATGTCCAAGACCTTCAGTTCAAAGACCTCAGACGATTCGCCTTGCAGTGTCGCAGACAGAGCGACAACATCCATGCGGCTATGGAGTTAGCAGATCATTCAGATGTAAGCACCACCCGTATCTATCTAGCAGGGACAGCCGCTAATGTGGAGCCGTTATCGGTTCCATATCATCAAGTTTAAACACGGCAAGCGGTTCAATGTCATTGGCATCGCCGCGACTGTTACCACCCCATTCGTAGGTGAAGTCAGTAGTGGCGGGCCGTACTCTGAATATCTCTCCCGTGTCCTCAAAGCGAACCAGAAAGAACGCCGCCAACCCCACGCTCTCGTAGTTCATCCCGACCATCACCTTTGACAGAGAGACAAACCAAGTGGGGTACTTCTTCTTGCGTGACTTCACTTCGTACACACATGGCGGCTCGTCAACAAAGAAGTCAAAGCGGTAGAAGTTGGACAACTTACGTGCGTTGGGATAGATCATGGACATGATCGCTTGCTCGTTATCCCTGTCATTCTGTGTTTCATGTGTCGGCACGGAGTAACCTCCTTTGGGTAATGGATGTTATTTCGTCGTAGTAGCCTTCACCGTCCAGACCTTTGAGCATCACCACACCACGCCACCACGTATGTTCAGTGTCCTTACACCATCCCTCCGTGTAGTTCTGGTGAGAGAAACAGCCCGCGCTTAATCCAAATATCTTTTGCCCATCAGGGCGTGTCTGTTCTGCGTGGTTGTACAGATGTGAGTGACCCTGTACGGCAGAGCAATGGAGTTTGGAGATCAGCGCATAGCCAACGTGCGTGTTGGATATGGGTCTGCCCGACACACCGGATGAGAAGTAGTGCGAGAAGGAGATACCGTGCAAGGTAAGTGACCGTTTAAACGGTGTGCATTTCCACCCGTACTTCTCGTATTGCAGATCGGACATTCCAATCGTGCCGTGCAGTTCTGCTTGCGCGTTGACGGCGCGGTCAATCCTGTCCTCATGGTTGCCCAACGTCATAAACAATTTGGGCTTGTATTGTTTCTCCTTGTTCTTGCGCTTCTGTGTATTGTGGGCGCGGATCGCAGAGAAGAATTGATCCTGTGCGTCTATGACAGATTCAATGTCCTTACGGTAGCGGCGACCTTCAAAGCCCTTAGTGCCTCTGTCGTACTGCGAGAGACTAGGCATGTCCGCCCAATCACCCAAGCACACAATGGTGTCGGGCTTGTGCTTGACCACGAACCCACCCAACGCATTGAACCTCTCGTTGTCGTAGTCCGCTGAAGCATGAGCGTCAGGAATGATTAGCAAGTTCACGATTGCGTACCTCTCTTGCGATGGCAGTGTCACGTTCTTCCGCTGTGCTGTAGATACAGCCGCTCACGTACAGGTAGGTTTTCTTGGAGTCAGACAGCAGGAAGCCGTGTCGGTCATCCATGCCCTTCATCCTCTCGACCCTGTAGTCCGTACCCTCAACCCTTCCCAAGTTGAAGCCCGACCCCTTGCCCCAACTAATCTTCATAGCCCCACTCCGCAAGAAGCAGGTTGATGTAGTCGCGGGCTTTAAGTAAATCTTCCTGCGCCGTTCCCTTGCTCTTGTATCGCACCATGTACTTGATGACGTTGCCTTCAGCAAAGTTAAGTCCATGTGACTGAATGAACTTGATCGGCTCAATGCCGTTGTTGTAGTGAAAGGGTGTCTGTCTCATATCTCGCAAGCCCCTCCGGTACAGGCTAGTTCTTGTGAGGCAATCGTCGTATCGTCTACTTCGATCACCTTATGCCAGTCAACTGTAGTTGACAATGGCTTGAAATTTTTACGAGCGATGTCCTCATAGGGAGCGGCTTCGTATGTGTGTGCGTCATCCGCCGATGGTAGGAAGGACACGCCAGATAGGATGTCAAAGTGGTTGTACACCCACGCACCCACATCCATCCATTCTTCTTCTTTGACGTACACCGTGACACTTGGCTTGTGTTCACACCAGTGAAGCGCAAAGCGTTTCCATATTTCCAAATGCTCAAGCGCGTTTAAACGATGGCGGGTTATTGATCCTGATGGTGACTTGTGGTGGAACTCAAACACCCACGCACTAGCGTTGTACGGATCAGTCTGGTAAGGGATGTCCGCATCAATCAGTGCTTGGCTGATCGGGTCTTTCTTGTCATTGCGAACACGGCGAATATAGTAATCACCATAAGCAGGATGGATACCACTGCTACAGCCAACCAACTGAGAAACAGTGCCACTAGGCTTAACGCAAGTAACAGCACTAGCATGATTGATACCCAATTTGTCTGCCCACTCCTTGTTTGTTTGGACGGCTGTATCACGTAGCGACCTCAACTGTCTTTCTGATGCGTTCATTAGGGCAGGGCAATCCATGATGCCCGTCAGCGATACACCTAGCAGGGCTTCCTCTTCCGTGTTCCGCTTCCATGAAGGGGAGAGGTATCGGAAGTCAGTCAGTGTGGCTTGCAGTGTTCCCGCAATGGCGGCGAGTCTTACCTTGCGATTGATGTCAGCAACCCTGTCATCCTCACGGCACACGACCTCACTCAAGTTACAGAATTGCTTGGGCCTCAAGACAATCTCACTGCACGGGTTAGTGCCGAAGTCATGGTCAGGATCACGCCGCTCTGGTAGTAGGCGTTGTGCGGCATTACGATTGAAGATGCCGCGCTCACCACTGCGACTCTCATACAGTGATGTCCACTCCCGCATGAAGATGCCCATGTCGGGCTTCTCTGTGTAGCACACGCTGTTGTTCGCCAATGCTCTTTGAGGATTCTCTGTCCACCACTGCCCGCTCTTGGCGTGACGCATCCGCTCATCCGTCAAGTTGGATAGGGATAGGGTGGCACTCCTACGCACACCGCCCACGACCACTGCTTCCCCAATGAAGCAGACTAGATCGTGACATTCGATACTGTTTAAACGGCGACCCGCCGAAGTCTTGAACACGCCGACGAAATGTTTAAACAGGTTGTTAAGTGGCTCTGGCCCTGACGCCCTGCCTCCGAATGTCTTGAGTCGTGCGCCCGCAGGTCTGATCTTTGACAAATCCCATGTGGGAACCTGCCCCGCATACAGCAGGGAGATAAGTTCCTTCAGTGCTTTGGCCCACCCAATCTTGGAGTCACGGACATGGATCACAGTCTCCGTATCATGGAAAGAGGGTGCAACTTCGGGCAACTGGTTTATGTACTGACGCTCAACGCTGAAGCCGACACCCGTGCCACACATGAGGACATACATGATCTCATCCCAAGCGCGGGGCGAGTCAATGGCGGTGTAAGCACAGTTAAATCCTGCCACGTTGTCGCGGGAAAGTGCTTCGCCCGTGGTCATCATGCACCTCATGGATGGCATGACTTCCATGTCAAGGATGGCTTTGCGTAACCCATCCAACTTCTGTTCGGTGCGCCCCTCAAAGAATGAGATGTATCTTTCAACAGTCTCATCCCAATTCTCGCGGCGCTGATGCTCGTCCAAGTAACGAGCGTAACGACTCTTGTGAATAAACTCTTGGTATGTGTTCATGCCTCTCCTTAAAGAAATGCGGCGGATGGATTGATCGGGTAATGAAACCGGATGACAGGCCCAATCAATCCTCCGATGCCGCCGCTCACCGTGGAGACTCCCCGTCACCCCACAGTTTTTCCATAATGTTTAAACGCTCTGCTGTCTTGATGACCGTTCCATCCCACAACACAATCTCTGCGTGATCCGCCTGATTGGATACGGTATGGATGTTGCGCTGTGGTACAGAGACAGTGCAGTCCTTCAGTTCAAGAACGTCAGAAGGGGAAGTCATCAGATGCGCCACGGAATTGTTCTGGTACTTCGCTGAACTCGTCTTTGTTGTCACGCTTCTTCAATAACTGGACGGCATTGAACACAACCGTCACCCCTTTGTTCGGCCCCTTCTCGTAGGGCAGGAAGCCAATCTTCAGCCGACAGGTATCACCCGTCTGAATACGGGATGGGTCAATGTCGTTGCCGTCTTGATCCACTACACGCGGCGGCTTCTTGGTCTTGGCTTTGACCACGATCTGCCCCTCCGTGAACTCGTTGTTCCCTTCCTTGATGGGGTTGTGACCCGTGCCGCCTGTCTGGTCTGCCTGTTTAAACGCCTTCTGAATGGCGGCGGCTTCTTCAGATTCTTTGGGCCAACGCATCGTCACCGTGTAGCGGTGTGTATCTTCGCCTTCAAACTTCTCTGTCTCAGAGAGGTTCGGGAACATCACTCTGGTTGGGCCTGTTTCAACATTCACTATTTCCATTGCTACTCCTTAGAATGGTTTGGGGTTGAGTGAACAAAAATCAGAAACGGTGCAGTAGTCCGCGCACCTCACGTACCCACCAACACGATGAGTGATGTGGTGTGCGTCGTTGTTTAAACCGTTGTCTTCCATGTACTGCTCTGCCTCTTCCTCAGAATCAAGGACACGAACCGCAGACTTCCTGCCCTCCTTGTTGATCGCCCACTTGTCGGGCTTCTTCCATCGCTCTTCGTCAGTGCAGGTAGGCTCTTGATCGAAATGCACCTTCAGCCTTTCTCGTATGTATTCAAGCGTTTCATGTTCATCCCATAATCGAATGGGGATCATCACGATTGGGTGTCGTGGGTAGCCGTCATCCCACTGCTTCGATCTCTGCCAGTCTTTCAAGATGGCGCATACCTCAAGCGACTCAACTTCCATTCCGTTTTGCTTGGCGGCATAGGCTTGAATGTTCAGTTGCGCTTCCCATTGACTCCCTTTGTCAAATATGATTGACCATACACTCGTAGTTTTGATGTCCGTGATTTTCGCAAGCCGCCCCTCATAGATGTCGTACTGCGCTGATACGTTGTAACCATCTACCTCAAAGTAAAGCCGCTTCTCGCACACAACGTCAGCGTTGTTGACGTTCGCCTCTTCAAAGATTGAGTGAATCGCAGTACCCATCGCAGAAGGAAGCATGTCTATCGCCTCCTTCTCAATCTCACTCCTGTGCTTCTTCATTAGGTGGCGGATCATTGACGAGTCGTTTAAACCCGTCGCGCTGATGTCGAAAGGGGGTGCGCCTCTGGCGTAGTTATCCATCGTCAGCCCACGCACCACCCATTCGGGAAGGTTAGCCTTGTTCTTAAACTTCATCGTTGACTCCCAAGACTTTCAAGATGTCAGCCGGAGCGATCTTGTTCTTGAAGCCCCATGACCTTGCGGCGGCTCTCAGATGTTCAGCATAAATCTTTTGTAGATCGCCCGCCCTGCCTCTGAAGGCATCAGTCGCTAACTTCTCAGCGGCATCACGCTCGACAAAGAAGAGGGTGTTGTCCATGACGTTGTTGTTGTTAAGTTGTTGCATGTTGTACTCCTAGTTCGCTTGCGAGTGCTTCCGTTCTCGCAATTAGTTCGCTCATCTCGTCGGTGGTCAGTTCATTGGTTGACCGCAGACGTTGTTTTACCTCACCGTTAAACTCATACGATGAGACACCTAAGAAATTTTCCTTACAGTAATCCTTGATCTCGGCAACGCTGTTGCCTGTCTCCTTTGCAATGGCACGACACAACCCGTGAAACATATTGTTCTGCTCAAGTGAGCGGCTGTACTTGTATGGTCTGACTATCACCTCATGTATTTGGACGGTATCCCACGCCTGTCGAATAGAATTGACAGTCGCCTCAAAAGAATTCCGACTCTGAGTGAGCGCCCGAAATTTCATAGCAGTCCATCCAAATGCAGAAGGTTCTGTGTTCTGAAGACACCTTCTGCGTGATACAGCCTCAATGTTTCCTTGTCGTATGGGGTCTTGATCCGACCATCCACCGCATCGTGACAGCCACGACATGCGATTGATACCAGAAAGTCGGGCGGCTTTTGACCCACCCCGTTTAAACCTGCTAAACGGTAGTGGGCCATGACCGATTCCGTTGGGTCGCCCGTGCAGATCATGGGTATTCTGATCTGACACTGCATCCCTCTGGCATAGGCTCTGATCTTTGACATGGGAGAGCATTGTATAGATACCCGATTCCAATGTCAACCCCTCGTTTCCTCAGTCCGTCAATCCAGTAGCGCGGGATTGAATGACATCATCAGTAATAAAGTCAGCGTCCACCTCATGCCCTCTGACCAACATACCGTAGGCTTTTGCAACAGCCTTTGCCTTCTCGTCAACGGGCAGTTGTTTAAACGCTTCGTCCACTACAGCCATTGCTTTCATCAATAAGTCAACGCGCAATGCACCGGATGTTTTCTTGCCTAAGATGAGTTCGTCGGTTGAGACACCCAAGAGCATCGCGGCTTTGGCAATATTCACCGCAGATATATCTGCCGTGTCTGCCTTCTCCCACTTACTTACTGCCGCTCTTGTCACGCCCAAACTCCGCGCCATCTCTGACATGTTTAAACCAGTGCGCTGTCGCGCCTCTTTCAACCTCTTTGGAAAATCATTTATTGCCATCGTTTATCTCCGCATACTTTCATGGTAAGTGCGCTGTCCACCAGTCGCAAACACCGAAACTCCATTTGTCTTTGGGCGATTGATCTTGCATCTTTCGCCAACTGAACCACTTGGCTATTGCGCGGCCTGACCAACCCCGAACGGCTTCCCGCGCCCATCGCTCACCCCACCTGAGCCGCGCCCAAGACTCGGTGCTAATCCCGAAAGAGCGTTCGTTCTTGCGCCGGATGCAATCTGCCAGAGGGCCGGAAAAATGCCATCCTGAGATCACATCCGCGACGGTGACTTGTTTGCATTTATTTAACATTACATATCCTCTTTTCATTGAGCGGTCACATTACCAAGACATTCATGGTGTGTCAAGTATATTGTACAAAAGGTTCTTATAGTTTACGGGGCTTGCATAAACTATATGGATTCGGTACAATGTCGGCACGGATAGTTCCGTCTGGACTGTAAACCATTGATTTACAAACTAAAGAAACCCGACCTGCCATACACCATCCTGTCCAACAGGGTGCTTCAGCGTTTAAACAACCCTGATTCACTGGCGATATGGGCGTATCTTCAGTCGATGCCTCCGTCATGGACGGTGAGAAGGGAGCAACTGATGGATCAGTTTGGTTTGGGACGGCAACGATTCGATAAGGCTCGCCGTCAACTGGAAGAGGCAGGGCTGTGGGTGGTTGAGATCGAACGTGATAAGGGTGGGTGTATAAGCAATCGCTTAATTACCATCATGCCGGAAACCCCACAAGATGGATTAATCCACAAGATGGATAAACCCACACTGAAGGAAACCAGACCACATACAAAAGAAACATCAGTTACAAAAGAAACAACTAATAAAAAAGAAACAGAGTTCAACCTGTTCTGGTCAACTTATCCGCGTAAAGCGGGCAAGCCCGCCGCATTGAGAGCCTTCCGTCATGTGTCCGCCCACCTTGATGACATCCTCAAGGATTTGAAGGTGCGGTTTAAACACACCGATAAACAATTCATCCCATACCCCGCAACCTACTTGAATCAGCGGCGGTGGGAAGACGAACTTGAAACCACATCAACAGTCGATGACGACATGGTAGGCGTGATATGAGAGAGGAAGATATATATCTGGACTTCGATGACATTGAGAACTTTGATAAGTACGTAGTACCAGAGGCAGAGCGGGGCAAGGTGGTCAGCCCGACCCACTTCCATGAAGAGACAGTGCAACAGTTCTTTGGCGATGCCAAGAAGGGCGGGGTTATGCCGTGGTCAAAGACCCACGACCACATCAAGTTCAGAGATGAAGAGGTGACGTTGGTTGCGGGGCAGAACGGGTCTGGTAAGTCAGCCTTGCTCACGCAGATGGCGATCCACTTCATGCGTAAGGACAGGCAGTTTAAACAGGAGAAAGTTTTAATCATCTCACCGGAGATGAGTCCGGCTCAGAATCTTGGGCGGATCGTGCGCCAAGCCACAGCAAAGCGGATGGAAAAGATCACCGATCACGACATCGGGGCGACAATGATATGGCTGTCGAAAGCCATGCTTATCTACAACCACATGGGAAGTATCGACCAACGCACACTGGTGGGTGTGATGAGGTACGCCGCGCTTGAGTTGGGTGTCACCAAGATCATCATGGATAACATGAGCGTACTGAAGATCAAAGGAGATGATTTAAACAGAGCGCAACAGGAGTTCATCAGTGACATGGTGGCTGTGTCACGGGATACAGGAGTGCATGTGTTCGTGGTGGCCCATGTCCGCAAGCCAGAAAACAAATACGCACGGGATGACAAGTGGAGTATCAAAGGCAGTGGGGCGATCTCCGATCTTGTAGATAACGTGCTTTTAGTTCGTCGCAACTATAAGCGTGAAGACTATTTGATCCACCCCGACCATGACCCACTATCGGACGAGTACATCAAGATGAAACAGATGCCGACCACCTTCCTTGAGGTGGCAAAGCAACGACACGATGAGGGATGGACGGGACAGTTCAGCCTTTGGTTTGACCCCCCAACAATGAGGTTCAGCAGTGAGTATAGATATGTCCTCAAAGGAATACCGGAAGTCACCGGCTTTTTTGAAGAGGTGCTTCGCCCGTCACTGCGCCAAGCATCGTAACGAAACCGCTCCGAGTGGTATCACTTGGGCGGAAGTGTTTAAACGCAAGTACAACCAGACCCTATGGGAATACAAAGATGAGTTCTTGGAAGCATGCCGAGAGGATGGTGGCGAAACTGCTAGGCGGGACACGGACGGGGTGTAACGGTGAGTCACGGATCGACGTTGAACACGACCACTTGGCGATTGAAGTTAAGCAACGCAAAGCCTTGCCGACCTACCTCAGAGAAGGGATGGATCAAGCGGTGCGAGAGGCGGGCGACAGGTTGCCTGTTGTTGTGCTTCACCAGAAAGGCACGGAGTATCAGGAGTGTTACGTCTGCATACGCATGAGGGATTTTCGTGACTGGTATGTCAACTAGAATTTGCACTTGGCGTTTACTTGAAGTATAATGTAGTTGTAGGGATATGAAAAAAAAGCATAAGCATCCCGATAAATATTTCGACCAGTTTGACGGGGAAGAAAACGCAGAGTGGTTCGCGGTTCAAGATGTCACTTGGCTTGAGCGTGAGCGACTTGGCATGAACCCCGACCCCACCCCTAACAAAAGAGATACGGACGCTTGGCGACAGGAAATGCAACGCCAGAAAGCGGAGTTGCTTGGAAAGAAATAAGCGCCGCCGACATGTGCGCCACTGTCGGACGGGATCTAGTTCCTGCTGTCTGGTATAGGGGAAAGATGCTTGGCGTAATAGGGGGAGAGTTTGACCCTGACCACAGAGCGCAACAGATCAAGAGTCTAGGGGATAGACTGCTAGTCCATAGTGACGGCGACAACGGGGCGACTAAGCACTACGATTTGGAGTCCTTCCAAGAATCCCCGCCCCGCCACTTGAGATAAAAAGAAAGCCCCCTAATGCGGGGGCTAAGTTGAACCCAAGATAGGTGTCTATCTTGCCATGTGTTTAAACGTCCTCCGATTGCAGGTATTCAATCGCTTCAGCAATCGCCGACATAATAGCAACCACTGAGGCAACAGGGATAAAGATTAAAAGCAGGGTAAAGATTGCGTCCATGTTTAAACGCCCTCCTGATATGCGGGGTTAGGCTCTCGCCGTTTGATTAATCTGTGGGGGTATGGCTCGTTGTCTCGGTAGTCTCTGAGGTCATCCCGCGCTTCTCTGTAATTAGTTGAGGCGGTCAAATCCTCCCAACCACAAGAGCCGTAATGACCTTGAACTATCCACAGATATTGATACTTGTTTACAGTGGGTGTTGATTTCATTTGACATTGCTCCCAAAGGTTTAAGCGTTGACGAATTCGACAGAATCACCGTTGCCCACAAGACCAGTGACGAGCAACTTGCCATCTCCTGATCCGTGGTGGGGCATCATCCACACTTGGAATTTATCCACGCCATCTGAGTGATAGAATTTGGTAACAATTTTTCCCTCCCAAGAACACGCCTCAGTTGTGATTCCCGTATTCTTGTGACCTCTTGCTGTCGGCATTGTTTGACGCGCCGACTCACTAATCATTCCGTAAAAATGTGACATCGTTTAAACACTCCTTTTAATTTGTCTAAGTTGCTTGTCTACTTCACGCATTTCAAGCCACCATTTATTAAGTTGCTCTTGTGCTAACGCTCTGGCTTTCTCGTTTCGTTCTACGTTGTCAGGACGCAGGGATATAGCGATAGCGTCAGCGATTCTTTTTTTGTTGTCTTCTCTTTCTGATGTCATTGTTTAAACGCTCCTTTTAAATACTTGGGTTCCAACGGGCGGTATAGATATATTCACCACGGTGATCGCACCCGATAAATTCAAATCTCCAAGTCCTATCGGGGTATTCGCTAAAATATTTGGCGTCCCATTTGTCTATAAGACGTTGGCATGCTTCTAGTTTTCCGTCGTGCCCGTCTTTGTCGGCGTGGTCATATCCACGGGAAGCGCGGAGTTTGACCGCCCGCCCATCAACAACGCCGTGTTGCATGGTTGCAATCCATCTTGAGCCGGTGTAATTGGTTGGCCCGTGATACTTCACGTTAATAAGAATCACTGTTTAAACGTCCTTGCCCCCTTGCGGGGGCTGTTGTGGTTAATTAAGTCTGTCAAAAATAGTTGACGGCGCAGAGTTTATTGGAACTTGTGCAGATGGGCTTTTAATTTTCCCGCTATCTTGTGCAAGTATTCGCCGCCTTCAACAATAGACGCGCCCATGTATTGCTCATGGTCTGAGTAATGATCTTCTCTGAAGTCAATCTGTGCGCGGTTGTCTAAGTCGCCCCAAAAGATTTCCAGAAGATCACGACGAACCATTGTTGAGGGCTTGTATTTTCCGGCTAGAAACTCGCCGATAAATTCAATGTAATCCTTCTCCAGTTCTTTATCGCAAAGCCCGTCAGCCAGTTCAACAAAGTGATTAACTTCTGTCGATATGTAGCCCGCTAACTTTTTCGGGACTTTCGGGTTAAACCGAATTCCAAAAGGAATCTCCATAGTTTCTCCAAGTCTTTTAAACGCCACCATAGAGTAACATAGCCCGTCAACCGTAGGTATCCAAGAAGCGACAAAGAACATCCCAAAAGCGACACGCTGAAACAAGCGATAGCGCAAGCAATAACGGCTGTAATCCTAGTTGTTTTATGATTGTGTGATAGTAGGACTCTCAATTACTCGCGCATCACAAGATCACAAGCCGCACACGCGAAGCCCTCTGATTACCACAGATGTGCGGGGGTTCGTATATGTAGTGTTATGTAAAGCGTTGAAAGGGCGGGGGTTTTCCCCTGACCGCTTGCTTGGGCGACCCCCCACCCCCGACTTGCAGGGGGGGCGGTGTTGGGCGTGTAGGTACGCTGTCACACACTAGAGCAAATCTCAACCAGTTACCCGATATGACACATGATACTAAGCCAGCACCCCGAGTGCAAAAGGCTATGACGCACATGATGGAGATTCTATCGGATGGTGAAGAGCATCTTTCAGTTGACATCCAGAAGAAGTTAAACGAGTACGGATTCCGTCATAGCGCGATCTATGAAGCCGCCAAAAGGCTGAATGTCGTCAAGACAGGTGGCGGGAAAGCAGGGAAGGCACGGTGGAGACTCCCCACTAAGGACTTGTTTCTGAAACCACAGGCACAGGTGTCAACCGCAGTCACCAAAGGGAAGAACCGTGCCGCGATATTGGAAAAGATCAACGAGTTATTCCCGAACTATGACCCGATTGTGGCGATAGCAGGGGTGGCTCAAGACCCCTCTGTACCGCTCTCTGTGCGCCTTGAGTGCCACAAAGACGTAGCCAAGTACCTCATCCCACAGGTGAAGGCAGTGGAGGTTACAGCGGAAGACGCGCCGCTCAAAATGGAATTTAAATGGGATGACTAAGGTCATTCGGATTCCCTATAAGCCTTATGACCACCAGAAGTGGATACATGAGTCTCTGAAGAACAAGCGGTTCGTGGTAGTGACCGCCGCCCGTAGATCGGGCAAGACAACCGCCGCAGTCAACCACTTGATTGCAGGAGCATTGTCCGCGACAGACGGACGATCACGATTCGGTTACGTGGCTCCGACATACCGACAGGCAAAACGGATCGCTTGGGATAACGTCAAACAGTTCACTAAAGACATCCCCATGATGCGGTACATGGAAAACGAACTTAGGGCCGACTTCCCGAATGGATCACGTATTCAGTTATTTGGTATTGACAATCCTGATTCTCTGCGAGGTTTGTACTTTGATGGGATTGTGTTGGATGAGTACGGAATGTTCCCGTCTGATGCCTTCAATAAGGTGGTCAGACCCACTCTCGCGGACAGATTGGGATGGTGCATGTTCACCGGAACGCCCAATGGGAAGATGAATGACTTTTGGGAGAAGTGGGAGTTTGCCGAGACTGATCCCGAATGGGAAAGAATACATATCCCGTGGAAGGTGGCAGGGGTACTCGCTGAGAAAGAGGTAGAGGAACTGAGAAGGGTGATGACACCCGAAGAATTCTCTCAGGAGTTAGAGGCAGAGTTTACGTCTACCGTGCGCGGAGCCTATTACGCCGACCAGATGAAGAAGGCAGAGGATGAGGGGCGCATCGGTAAGGTTCCCTACGACAACATGATCCCTGTTCATACGTTTTGGGATATTGGTGTCGGGGATGCCACTTCAATCTGGTTCGCACAGTTTGTACACCATGAGATTCGCTTCATCGAATACTTCCAAGATGAGGGGCAGGGGTTGGATTACTACATCCGCACCCTTCAAGAACGCCCATATATCTATGGGGAGCATTGGGGGCCGCACGATCTCAAGGTGAGGGAGTTATCAACAGGGCGATCCCGCTATGAGATCGCCGCACAGATGGGGATTTACTTCAACGTGATCCCAAGACTTCCTATTGGTGACGGCATCAACGCCGCCCGTACTATTTTTCATAGATGTTGGTTTGACAAGAACGAGTGCAAGGGTGGATTAGACGCTCTCTTTAACTATCGCCGTGAGTATGACGATAAGAAGGGGGAGTATCGCGCCAAGCCTGTACACGATTGGTCATCACATGCGGCTGATGCGTTTCGTTATTTCGCGTTAGCCATAGATCAGGTAGCAAACATCGGTGGGTTCAGCACCGTCAAAAAATTAAAGGTACACAGGAGCCTCTGATGGCAAAATCATTCGCTGATTGGCAAGCAAAAGCCAAACAATTAGGCTGGTCGCCTGCCCAATACTCATTAGCCGCCTACAAAGGCACTCCGCATTATGCTCAGGGAGGCAGTACGGCAACAGCGGCAGCCAAGAAGAAGGCGGCAGCACCCAGCGGTGGTTCTAGCGGTGGGCGTACCGCGCCAAAAGATTACAAGGTTCCAACACCAGTCCGAAGCAAGCGGCGTTTCCAGACCGGATTTACACAGGCTGACCCGATTCGGATGGATGTTGTCAGCAATCCTAACATTGCCAACGATCAATCAAAGAACGCTCCATCAAATTATGAGGTAATCACTCGAAAGGAAACCGGAAGGCGTTATATCATGAATACTCATGGTATCAGGTTCATTGAAACCCGACCGGGGTCTAATGAATTCAGACCTGATGGGAGCGGCGGCGAAGAAAACTCTCTCTGGCAAAACATAAAACTTCAGTATCAGGAACAAAAACCCGAGCCGCCAAAGGAAGAAAAGAAAAGTGGTGGCGGTAGTCGCTCATCTTCGTCTTCCTCACAGCAAACAGCCGATCCAATCACTTCTGATCTTGACGCTTACATTGCTTCTCTCGACTTGGGATCAGCGAACTCTTCCGATTATGTCAACGCCCCTACTGCGACGGCTCTTGCCGCACAAAACCCTGCTGAAGATTTGGGTGTGGCAAGCGGCTCTGGAATCTCCGGCACGGTACTGACCTCTGGCGTAACAGAGGAAACTTCTCCGTCCGTGTTGACCCCTGTCTCCGCTTCACCAACGACCCCTTATGCGGGTTCCAGTACGCTGACTGAAGGAACGCAAGTCGTGGATACGGTCAACGGAAAGGTCTATCCCAACAAGACGGCGGCTACTGCCGCAGGGGTAAAGGCTTGGATGCCGAAAACACAATGGGATGCGCTACAGGCTTCTGAATAATGGCTAATGCTCAAGAACTGATTAAGCGTTTTGAAACGCTTGAGGGCAACCGATCATCTTGGTTGACTCTGTGGGAAGAAGTCGCTTCCTATGTGCTTCCGCACAAGGGTGATTTCACCACCATACGAATACAGGGTGACAAGAGCCGCACGGTTCACATCTATGATTCGACGGCAATCCACGCGAATCACCTGTTAGCCTCACACATTCATGGGGCAGTGACTAACCCTGCATCCGTATGGTTTGAATTACGCTTCCGTGACGCAGAACTCAACGACGATGCTGAAGCATCAGCATGGTTGGATGACTGTCGCCGCAGAATGTTGACCGCTTTCGCGGATTCCAGTTTTGACACGCAGGTAAACGAGTTATACCAAGACCTTACCTGCTTCGGAACGTCCTGCATGTATGTTGATTGGGATGAAGGCTTGAACTTCATGGTCTGCCACATGTCTGGCGTTGCGATTGATGAGAACTACTCCGGCATTGTGGATACCGTTTTCCATGAACGCCGCATGTCTGCGCGACAGATCGCACAACGGTGGCCTGATGTATCTACGCCGCGCATCAAAGCCGATCTTGAAAAGAATCCTGACCGCACTCATCGGATTCTCCATGCGGTCACGCCCGCAGGGGAAGTGGATTACAAGAAGGCCATGCCCGATCAGCCGTGGAAGTCCTGTTGGATCGCGGTAGAGGACAGGGAGATTCTGGAAGAGGGCGGTTACTTTGAGAAACCCTACCTCACTCCGCGTTGGTCAAAGATTTCCAATGACGTATATGGATTCTCTCCCGCATTGATGGCTCGTCCTGACATCAGGACACTCAATGAAGCCAAGCGATACGAACTCGCGGCATGGGAGAAGTCGATTGACCCGCCCATGATGGCAACCGCAACAGGCGTAATCTCCGATCTGCACATGGAGGCGGGCGCAGTCACCTATGTGCGTGACACACAAGCGATCCGACCCCTCACCAACTACACCGATTGGAACGCGGCACAGATCAAATCACAGGAGTTAAGAGACTCCATCCGTGCCATCTACCACATAGATCAGTTGCACATTCCAGAGCGTCCTAACGCGACAGCAACGGAAGTTCAGATTCGATATGAACTGATGCAACGGGTCTTAGGCCCGACGATGGGAAGACTTCAGTCAGAGTTTTTGAATCCTCTGATTGAACGTGCTTTCGGTCTGATGTACCGCAATGGTCAGTTTAAACAGATGCCGGAAATACTCGCAGGGTATGACGCTGATCTCGACATTGAGTATCAGGGGCCGCTTGCGAGAAGCCAGAGACTTGCAGACATTCAATCTATCCAACGCGCCGTTGAAGTTGCGATGACGCTTGGACAGTTGGATCAAAGTGTGGTCAACGTGATGGATGTGGAGAAAGCATACCGCATCGCACTAGACCGCATTGGTATCCCCGCTGATGCCATCCGTAGCCCCAAAGACGTACAGAGACTCAAGCAGGAACAAGAAGCACAACAGCAAGCCGCAATGCAAATGCAGATGAATGAACAAGCAGGCTAGGCTGTTCTACGAAGCCTTCCGTACAGAGGCAGGTCAAGAGGTGCTAAAGCATCTTGATGAGGTGCTTATGAGTCCTTCATACGTCAAGGGAGACATCAATGAAACCCTTGTTAATGAAGGTAGGCGTTTAATGGTGTCATACATAAAGGAGTTAGTGAATCATGGCGGACGAGATATTAACTGAGTCTGAAATTCAACCTGTTGTTGAAAGTACGTGGACTGATGGATTGCCAGAAGATGTGGCATCGCATCCGGCAATGTCCAACGTCAAGGACGTAACTGATCTCGCAAATCAGTTTATCAACGCACAGGGGTTGATAGGAAGGAGCATACAGATTCCTTCTGACGATGCCTCAGAAGAACAGTGGGCGAAGTTCAATGAGCGAATGACGCAAGTGCCAAGCGTCTACCGCACCCCGACCACTGAAGACGAGTGGGGTGAGATGTGGGGCAAGTTGGGAAGACCAGAAGCCCCTGACGGCTACGGGATAGATCAGCCAGAGTTTTCTCAAGCCTTCCACAAGGCAAACCTCACCAAAGATCAGGCACAGGCTCTCAATGAATGGATGGCGGAGCAAGACTCCACCTACCAAGCAGAGTCAGATGCCGCACAAGAAGCAAGAGTCGGTGAACTCAAGGAAGAGTGGGGCCGCGCCTATGACTCGCGGGTAGACCTTGCACAGAAAGCAGTGCGTTTCTTGGATGAACAAGTGGGTGGTCTGGTTGACTACCTTAACGATTCGGGCGCGGGCAACGATCCACAGATGATTAAGTTGTTCTACGCCCTGTCAAAAGGTCTTGAAGAATCCAAGATGGAAGGCACAAAGAGTGCCACCATGACCACGCAGGAAGCGATGGATCGCGCACAAGAACTTACAGAACAACTGTTTTCGATGGACGAGATTGATCCACGAAGGCAGAGCCTTATCGACCAGAGGGCGAAATTATTTGAGATGGCAGTGGGTAGCGTTTAAACGTCCAATGTTTGTCTCGCGTCTAGTCTGACGTAAATAGACAGGAACGGTCTGTATCACAGGTAGCCGCGCCGTCAGTGTCAACTTCAATTAACTATCAAAGGTAAAGTCAAATGGCTTCAACAATCAGTAATGCCTTTGTACAGCAATTTGAATCGAACGTGCTGTTTCTTGCAAAGCAGATGGAAGGTCGTCTGCGGAACACTGTACGGAACGTTGCTGTCACAGGTGAAAAACACAACTTTGAGCGGCTCGGACACGTAGATGCGTCTGAGAAAACGACCCGCCATACCGACACTCCGGTGTTGGATGTTCCGCACTCACGGCGCGTTGTCACGATGCGTGACTGGCAGTGGGGTGATTTGGTGGATGATGAGGATACCTTGCGTATGCTTGTCGATCCCAAATCGTCTTACGTCCAGATTGGCGCGGGTGCGATGAACCGTGCGTGGGATGACCTTGTCATCGGTGCGGCTCTCGGCAACTCCACGGATGGTGCGGGTTCTACCGTTGCCTTCCCTGCCGCTAACACGATTGCCCACGGTTCAGCGGGCATGACCATCGCCAAACTCCGTGAGGCGAAAAAGATGATGGATAGCAAGGAAGTTCCTGAGAATGACCGCTACCTCATCTTGGGTTCAGAGCAGATGGAAGACCTGCTTGCCACGACTGAAGTCACATCAAGCGACTACAACACGGTCAAGGCTCTTGTCTCCGGTTCGTTCGATACCTTCTTGGGCTTCAAGTTCATTCGCTCTGAGCGTCTTGACCTTGCTACCACGACTCGCTCCTGTCTGGCTTACCAGAAGGACGCTATCGGCCTTGCGATTGGTCGAGATGTGGAAACCAAGATCGCTGAACGTGCGGACAAGTCGTTCGCTCACCACGTATATCTCCGTTTCAGTGCCGCCGCGACTCGTATCGACGAGGATCGTGTGGTCGAAATTGAGTGTACTGAGTAAGCCACTGAGGGGGCGGGGTAACTCGCCCCCTTTCTTACTATGACAAGTCAAGTAGACATCGCCAACCGTGCGCTGATTGTTATCGGCGCGGATCGTATTACATCATTCTCTGACAACACGTTAGAGGCCAAGACTGTCAACCAAGCGTATGACGGGGTAAAACAGTTTGTACTGAAAAGTTACCCGTGGAACTGCGCTACCAAAAGGGCAACATGCGCCCTGCTTGCGGACACTCCCGTATCGGAATACTCGTACAAGTTCAGACTGCCGAATGATTGCCTCAGAGTAATCAGAGCGTATCCCGAAGGAAAGGGGTCTGACTATAACTGGTCGGTTGAAGGCAGGGATATCCTGTCCGACCAAGCCACGCTTTCTGTGAAGTATGTCTCATCGGACGTATCTGAATCATTGTTGGATGCTCACGTTATCAGCGTGATCGTGTATCGACTCGCGCTAGAGATCGCTTACTCCATATCCGCATCCAATACCTCTCTTGCCAACATTGAGGCGATGTACAACACAACGCTTGATGAGGCGAGAACCACTGATGCTCTGGAAAGCACTTCCAAACAATTAACATCTGAATCGCGATTTACGGCTCTCCGTGGCTAGACTCCAAAGGATCATCACGGACTTCAGTTCGGGAGAAATCTCCCGCAAACTGTGGGGCCGTATTGATACAGATCAGTATCGAAAGGGTTGTGAAACCCTTGAGAACTTTATCGTTGACCCGCATGGCGGGGTACGACGAAGAGGCGGTATGCAGTACATCAATACCGTCAAGGATTCGTCCAAGTCCACACGGTTGATACCGTTTGTCTTTTCGCGTGACGAGTCATACGTGCTTGAGTTTGGCGACCTGTACATCCGCTTCTATACAGACGGCGCACAGGTTACATCGGGTGGTAGCGTTTACGAGATTACCTCTCCGTGGTCGCAGACTGAGATATGGGATTTACATTTCGCCCAAGCCAACGATGTCATGTACATCGTTCACTCAGCGTTTAAACCACGCAAACTCTCAAGAACGGGAGCGGCTAGTTGGACACTGGCAACACCGTCACTAGCGGGCGCACCGTGGAATGGAAACTCTGACGGACACGCAGACGGCTTCCCGCTGACCACCGTGTTCTTTGAGCAACGCCTGTGGTTCGGCGGACGAACCAAAGACCCGCAAACCCTTTGGGCATCGAAAGCCGCCGACTTTGAGGCGTTCACCATTCCGGCTTCTCCTGCGGCAGATGACCCTCTTGAGTTAGTGCTTGCTTCTAACCGACAAGAGAAGATTCAATGGCTACATTCTGGAAGGGTGCTGATTATCGGAACATCCGGTGGTGAGCATAGGCTACTGCCCAATCAGTATCTATCTTCCAGTAACCTGCCTCTCGCCTCTCGTATGTCCTCATACGGCGGCAGACATATTCAGCCAGAACAGATGGGCCGCTTCTCTGTGTTCGTGCAAGGCTCTGGCAGACAGGTCAGAACTTACGAGCAAAGGGCGGCATCGAATATAGAACTCTATGATTCTGATGACCTGTCATGGTTGTCAGAGCATGTCACGACATCGGGCATTATCTCCATGTCGTACCAGTTGTATCCATACACGATCCTCTGGTGCGTGAGGACAGATGGAACACTGCTGTCGATGACCGCTGATCCGGCGCTACTTGACAGTGATGACTTTAAAACAGTGGGTTGGGCAAGACACGTAACGGATGGAACCGTCGAGTCTGTAGTCACGATCCCCAACGACACCGTTGACGAAACATGGGTTCTTGTTAAGCGAAGCAATACATCGGGAACCATCAGAACGATTGAACGAGTGGATTGGGATATCGCCGTGGACTCCGCTCTATCCTATTCCGGCAGTGCTACCGCTTCTGTAAGCGGGCTTTCCCACCTTGAAGGAAAGACGGTATCTGTCTTGGCAGACGGAGCCACGCACCCCGACCTTACTGTATCAAGCGGAGCGATAACGCTTACGCGGTTTGCCTCAACGATTGTGGTAGGGCTTCCGTTCACAAGCACACTCAAGACCGTTCCAATGGAAACGGCTGATGATGGAACAGATCAAGGGCAGAGAAAGCGATGGTCAAAGATCATTGCGCGAATGATTAGTTCGGCCCATCCAATAATAAATGGTTATCGGAAACCAACACGCCATCCCTCTACCGATATGGACAGAGCCGAAGCGTTGGTGACGGGTGATCTTGAATATAGGGGATCAGGATTTGACCAGTACGCTCAAATTGAGATCAAGCAAGACTTACCATTGCCATGCGAAATCACTTCCGTGTTTGGCGACTACGAAGTCAATAGGGGATAGTCATGGCTAATCCTCTAGTTATCGCGGCCTTTGCTAATGCGGCTGTCAGTCTTGCCGCAGGAAGTAAGCAAGCCTCTGCCCACAAACTAGCGGGCCGCTTAACCAAAGAAGCGAACTACGCCAACGCCGAAGATGTGATGCAGGTGGCGGAAATTAACGCGGCAGCAATCACAGGCGCGGCGGAGAACAACGCAAGAGCAGTTCTTGAGGTGGGTGAGGCCAACGCTCTCGCTCACGAAAGAGCCACGCTTAACAATCTTGCCCACGTTTCCATTCAGAGCGAAGAAGATTTAAGGCTTCACAAAAAGGCTGAACGAGAACTAGCGGGAGAGATTCGCGCTATGGCGGCATCCACAGGATTCGTCGCTGAACTTGGTTCGCCTCAGTACCACCTCAACGCGCAAGCGGTAGAGGGTTTTCGCAGACGCGATTACATGATTAACAAGCAGAAGTTGACGCTTCTGACTATCGCCTCTGAGGGCAGAGACAGGCGAGACATAACGCGACTACAGGCAAATCAACAGGCAGAAGTATTAGTCGCTAACGCATCACTACAGGCGGAAGTAGCGATGGCTGATGCTTCTGCAAGAGCCGCCGCAATGGAACGTGCAGGAGATATCGCTGAAGAAGCGGGAGCCGCTAACGCCTCTGCCGCCATGTGGGGAGCCGTGGGTAACGCGGTATCAAGTGGCATAGGTTTGTGGGCGCAAGGCGGTGGATTCTCTTCACCCGCGCCGACAGCAACCGCGCCATCAGTTGCGTATTCTTCATACGGCTCATCGTTCTCTGGCCCGTATATGCCATCCTTCTCATCGTGGGTTTAAAAGATGAAGTTACCTACTTATTCTGAACGCCACGATACGCGGATGCCCACGCAAAGGGCGGTACTCCGTGATGCTCCTGCCATGCGTAGACCTGCAATCCGCAGGGTCTCGGGCAACATGCCTACTGATTACTCCTACATTGCGAAAGCGGCAGATCGCAAATGGGGCGCGATAGC